TTGGGAAGAATTAGCAACAATGGAAAAAAGACTTCGTATCAGTTATGGAGTTAAAAATTACAAAATAGGTAGAATGACTGATATCAGCGAGTTTACATATGAAAGCTGGTATCAAATGACTACATATCAACCGAATGTAGATTTTAGGAATGCGACACTTGCTGAAGTGTATCGTAATTATTTTGAATATATAAAAAATAAAGCATAATAAAAAATGGCTGGCTTTCAGGACAGAAAAGGACCTCTTACTAGAGGAAATCCTATAAGTGATACTCTCAAATCTTTGAGTAAGCTTGGGATGAAGTATGACGACATGGTCATTAGAAACTCTCGAGCTGTCGGTTTTACCGAGAGCAAGTTAGGTTATACGATGAATCCATCTGGATCTGATGCAGATGATATTTATTATGCATTTGCCGCTCTTTCAATGACGGATACTTCTAGTAAGAAGAATATCTCATTTTTTGATAAAAGTTATCCAAAGAAAAGAGATGAATTACGTCAGTTTGCAATTCAAGATGAAATTGAAGAGATTCTAGATACTGTTGCTGATGAAGCAATTGTATATGATGAGTCTAATTATTTTTGTTATCCTACCCTAAGAGGTCCTGTTAGTAAATCTCTAAGAGAAGATCTACAAGATAATTTTAACAAAATTTACGAGTATTTTGGCTTTCAAGACGGACTTTCTGCATGGAACTATTTTAGAAAATGGTTAGTAGACGGTTATCTTTGTTTTGAAATTGTCTATAATGACGAACAAGATCAGGTAATTGGATTTAAAGAGCTTGATCCAGTTTCTCTTTTTCCCGCAGTTGACAAAGATAGCGGTAAGAAGATTTGGATACAGTATAAAGGTGGCGGTCCTAAAGAAAGAATATTATGGGATGCTCAAGTAATTTATGTTTCATATTCTTCAGCTAACTCTCCTTCTAGAGTCTCTTACGTTGAAAGATTAGTTAGATCTTTCAACTTATTGCGAATTATGGAGCACTCCAGAATCATCTGGTCTGTTACCAATGCAAGTTACAAAATGAAATTTGTAATCCCAGTTGGTGGTAAATCTAAAACAAGAGCAAAACAATCTCTTTCTCAATTGATGCACAATTATCGAGAATTAGTAGATTTTGATTATGAATCAGGAGAATTATCTACTAACGGTAAACCGATGATGCAGTTTCACAAAGAATATTGGTTGCCTTCAAAGGATGGAGAATCTCCGGAAATTGACACCCTTTCTAACGACGGCCCCGATCTTTCAGATGTAGAAACTCTTAAATGGTTTGCTGACAAATTAAAAATGGCTTCTAAGATTCCTTTCAGCAGATTTGACAAAGATAGTCCAGCTACATATGAAATGGCAGCTGAAGGGATGCAAAGAGATGAAATAAAATTTGCTAAATTTATTAATAGACTTCGCTCTATATTCCAGGAAATTATTACTAAGCCCCTGTATCTACAGATGGTTTTAGATAATCCTGAGCTACAAGACGATTTTAACTTTAAAGCTAATCTTAGTGTAGAATATAATAAAGATAACGTATTTGAAGAATTAAAAGAAATGGAACTTGCTTCTAAAAGAATAGACTTTATCTCTACTATGATGAGTTCTCTCGTTGAACAAGATGCTGATATGAATGAAATACCATATTTCAATCTAAGTTACCTAATTAAGAGATATGGTGGATTTAATCAAGAAGATCTCAGAGCCAATGAAAGAGAAAAAACGATTGAATCACTAGAGAAAGAGGGATACAGCAAAGAAGACTCCGAAAAGATAGTGGCAGGTGAGCCTAAAAAGAATTTCAAAAAACAAGAACCTGAAGGCGAAGAAGATTCGGCCGATGTAGGGGGAGAAATTGATTTAGGTTTGTAAAATTTTCGAATTAACAAAGATATATAAAAAAAATTATAGAGCATGGCTCATAAAAAACTTCTTATTTTAGAAAGATCCGGAGAAACCCTTAAAACGACAGCTGATGACGGTTCGGTTGTTCTAGAAGGCGTTTTCACACAAATTGGAGTTCGTAATAAAAATAACAGAATTTACGAAGAGAAAGAATTTCTTCCTCATGTTAAAGATCTTCAAGAAAAAATCAAGGGCAAAAAACTTTTAGGTGAATTAGATCACCCAAAGTCTTTCGATATTTCACTTGCCAACGTATCACACGTAATTGAAAAATTAGAGTACGATCCGTCAACCAAGCAAGTAATGGGAAGAATTAGACTTCTTGATACAGATGCAGGAAAACAAGCCAAAGCTTTAGTAGAGGCCGGTGTTCCTCTTAATATTTCATCTAGAGCCTCTGGGCGAGTTGATGAAAATGGAAAAGTAAAAATTCAGAAACTATTTACTTATGATCTAGTAGCCGATCCAGGATTTGAAGCTGCTGAATTACATAGAGTAAATGAATCTCTAGGGTTTGACGACAGTGATGATCTATTGATTTATGAATTTGAAGATCTCAATTCAGAAGAAACTAAAGTAGAAGTTAAACCTGAAGAAATTGTTCAAGAGTCAAAACCTGAAATCAAAGAACCAATAAAAGAAAATACAGAAGAAAATACTCAACCTACTATGAATTATGTTAAAGTTGAAGATTTCGATAAGTACTCAGAATATCTGAAAACCGAAATCACGCAAATTAAAGAAGAGGCTTCAAAAGAGTCTATAGACTTCGAAACCTTCGAAAAGCTGGTTAAATATACTGAGCATATTGCTGAGAAACTTAATCAAGTTCACGATTATTCTAATTACTTAGGAGAAAACTTAGATAAGAGTATTTCTCATGGTGATTATATCGTTGAAAGCGTAAATAAATTGAAAGACTATGCTAATTACTTAGCAGAAAGTTTACAAAACGGGATTGGCTACTCTGAATATGTTGCTAATAAGCTCGAAGAGTCTATCAAATATCAAAACTATTTAGCAGAAAACGTTCAAAAGGGTATTGATTATACTGAATATGTTGCCGAAAACCTAGACAATAGTATTCAGTACCAAAACTATTTGGCTGAAAATCTTGAAAGCTCTATTAAATACTCCGATTATCTAAAGGAGAATATCGAGAAGATCGGTAAATATGCAGACTACATTGCTGAAAGTGTTAATAGAATTCAAGAAAACAAACCAGCAGATGAAGAAACTCCAGCAATTAAAGTTGAAGAATCTGTAGAAACAACTCCAGAAGTTAAAGTTGAAGAGAATGATACTACTGTATCATATCAAGATCAAATTTCTAAGAAATTGAATGCTCTATTAGAATCAGCAGTAGTACAAAAAGAAGAAGATCACTTCTTTAGATTTTTAGACGCTTCTAAGAGAAATGAATTTTCTTCTCTTAACGAAAGTAAGCAAAACGAAATCAAAGGTGCATTTGAAATCAATAAATATTTTTCTGTTGCAGATGCAAATAGAATTTGGGAATCTTGCTTTATTCAAAAGCCAACTTCTCTAGATGTAGTTGGTAATATGCCAGAAAAATATAAAGCAAAGTGGGAATCTTTAAACGAGTCTCAACGAAGCAGTATTCTTGCCCAGTCTAAGTTTTGGCCTTTGAATACACAGTATCAGATTGATAACTTCTGGCAAACAAGAGACTTAAGAACTGTTAAAGTTAATTCTCCAGTTAATGAATCTTCTGTAGCTCCTTTAGCACCAGAAGATAAGAATGCAGCAGTTAACGAACAGCTTGAAAATATCAAAAATGCAATTAAAGCAAGATTTGATAAGTTCTAAAGATATATAAAAAATAATAATCACGTAACTCGGATATCAAGAAGCAAAAGGTGTTGGGACCAAACGTGAAATAACAAAAACAACAAAAAAACTCAATCAAAAAATGAATCATTTAATTAATGAAGCCGAAGTTGTAAGAACTTGGGCGCCCGTGATTGAGGAAGCTACTGGTATTTCAGACAAAGGTAAATTAAACTGGATGTCTAAATACTGCCACTTCCATCAGTTGAATGAGAATGTGTACAACCAAGTACACTTGAATCCTAACGCCAACGTTTATGGTATGGGTGCAGTTACCTTCCCAGGTGACCCAACCACTACTACTGGATTCAATGCT